TTCCCTTGTGTTGTATGGGTTTGGCGGGGCTTGTGGGCTTGTTGGTTGGTCTTGCGATTGGTTTTCTTTGCGCTTGTTTGGTTGGGTTGTTTTCTGTTTTGCTTTGCTTTGTTTAGGGGTATTATGGGGGGGGGGGATTGTAGCTACATTTGGGTTAATTAATTTATTTTTTGTAGCTACATTTGAAATAATTAACTTAACTTTGTAGCTACAATTAAAATTATGAAAAAACTACTTATTTCTTTTAGTGGTGGGCGAACTTCTGGTTATATGTTGTGGTTTCTTTTTAACGAATGGAAAGAAAGGGATCAATGGGAAAAAATTGTTGTTTTTGCAAATACTGGAAAAGAAGCTGAGGGTACTTTGTTTTTTGTAGATGAATGTTCTCAAGAGTGGGGTATCCCAATTATATGGGTTGAAGCGAAGTGCAAAGACCAAAATGGTAAGCCCTTTTCTGACAAGGGATGGTCTGTTCAACATAAAATTGTTGACTTTGATTCTGCCAGTAGAAAGGGAGAGCCTTTTGAAGAAATGATTTCAGTTTTGGGTATTCCTAGAACAGATGAGCCTTTTTGTAGCAAACAATTAAAAACATCAGCTATTGAAAGTTATTTAAAATCAATTGGATGGAAGGATTACTATAGAGCGATTGGAATAAGATTTGATGAATTAAACAGAATAGATGGAAACAGAATACAAAAAAAATTCATATATCCTTTAGCTGAAATAAATCCAGTCACAAAGTCAATGGTTTCGGAATGGTGGCTAAAGCAATATTTTGACTTATCTATACACCCAGATGAAGGCAACTGCGATAATTGTTGGAAAAAAGACTTTCCAAGATTGGCAAGAAATATGATTAGAAATCCTAAAAGTTTTAAATGGTGGTCATTAATGGAAGAAAAATATGGGGAATTTAATCCCAGAAATAATACTTTAAATCCACCTTTTAACTTTTATAGAAACAATAAATCTACAATAGATATTCGCAAAATGGCAAAAATGAGTCAAGCAGAATTAAAGCAAGTAACAATGTTTGACCCGTTAGATGGATGTTCTGAAAGCTGTGAAGCATTTTAAATTAAAATTATGGCAAAAAGCAAACCAATTGGAGTTAGATTTGACTTAAATCAATTTGAATTTATTTTAAAAAATAATCCAAATTTAAAAACACCACAATCAGTATTAAATTTTTTAATGTCTTTTTATGAAGCAGTGATGGTAATGAACAATAACCTTGAAATAAAGCCCAAAAATGACCTAACTCCTAAAGAGATGATAAGAAACCACTTTGATAATATAAATGCCGAAAAAAAGCCTAAAAATGGCAATCCTGAGCCTCCTAGAGGGTTGGTTGGAATAGATTTAGCTATTTGGAAGTCTGAAAATTGGAAATAAATTCGTAAATTAGCGTATGAAAAATAAATTACAAATGATGAAACGAGCAGATGGATCATATTCACCTCGTGGTTTGTGGGATAATATTCGTGCAAACAAAGGAAGTGGGAAGAAACCAACTGCCGAAATGTTGAAACAAGAAAAGAAAATTAAAGCAGAAGAAAAAAAATAATGGCAGAAGAATTAAGAAGGAAGTGTAGCGGATGCCATAAAGAAAAAGATAAAAAATCTTTTGCCAAAGGAAAGTTTAACATATGTACTACTTGTTATAAGAAGCAATGGAATGAAAACAATCCTGATAAACTTAGAGCGCATAGGTTGTATGGAAATGCCACCAAAAGGGCAAAAACAATGAATTGGCCTAAGCCAGATTTTGATTGTAATTGGATCTATGACAAAATTAAAAATGGTTATTGCGAAGTAACTGGTATTAAATTTGATTTGACTACAGAAATTAGGTCATCAAATCATGCTAAAAATCCTTGGGTACCTTCAATAGACAGAATTGATAGCTCTAAACCGTATTTAAAAGATAATGTAAAAATTGTAGTATTTATGTACAATGTATGTAAATCTGAATTTACACATGAAGATGTAATATTATTTTGTAAATTAGTAAACAATAAAAAAAATGAGTAAAACCCCAAGTTGGCAAAGAAAAGAAGGTAAAAATCCAGAAGGCGGATTAAACGCAAAAGGTCGCGCATCTTACAATGCAGAAACTGGTGGTAATTTAAAAGCTCCAGTAAAATCTGGTGTAAATCCAAGAAGAGTATCTTTTGCTGCTAGATTTAGTGGTATGCTAGGTGCTATGAAAAAGCCTAATGGAGAACCAACTCGTAAAGCGTTAGCGCTTAAAGCTTGGGGATTTGGTAGTGAAGAAGCTGCTCGTAAATTTGCAAATGCACATAAGAAATCATAAAAAATAAGGCGGTTTTTTAGGCCGCCTTTATTATTTAGAATATCTTAGATTTAATATCCAAAGTTTCTTTATCTTTTAGTCTAAATAATTCGTCATTTTCATACGTTATTTTTACTTGCTTATATTTTGTTATCTCTACTGAGTAGCTAGCTCCTCCTATATTTGACCAAAAAGACATATACCTGCACTTTTCTTTTTCAACAGCTTGCATCTCAAATCCATCTCCTTCGTAATACGGACTAGAAAAAAATTGAAATCTATCAGTTGTTTCACCATACTTCTCAAGTAATAAATTGTGGTAACTATCAAATTGAGATTTAAGATCATCCCAATTATCTTTTTTAGGCAAGTAAATACTTGCTTTAAATACTTTTTTTGTTTTTGGAGTTTTAAATAAAAATAATTCAATATTAGTAGAAGCTACTTTACCATTTAAAATGGCTCCTTCTGGAAATACATTTTCTAATGTATAACCTTTAGATTTAAACTTTTGTAATGTAGTGTTAAAGTCACCCGAAATTGAAATTCCGTCAAATACTTGTGACATTGCGGTGCCTACTAAAAAAACAATGATTAATGTGGTTGTTATTAACTTTTTCATGGTTGGTTAATTTTTTTAAATTAAAATAATTTTTTTGCTATTTCTGATTTTTCCTGAATATCAACCTCTATTAACTTTGCATTTTCATATGCTATTAATACACTTTTGAATTTGCTAATAGATACTGATACATTGGTATTATCTCTTCCAAACCAAAATGAAACATAATTGGTTTTATCGTTTGCAACCGCTTGCATTTCGTACCCATCCCCCTCATAATAAGGTTTTAAAAACGATTCATACTTTGTGTCTGGCTTACCGTATTTTTGAAATAGGATTTCATATATACTTTTATAATCTGCTTTAATGCTGCTCCAGCTATCTATCTCGTCAAAATATCCATATACTTTACATACTTGATTTGATTTAGGTGTTGACATAATAAATAGGTCAAATTTCTTTCCCATTAGTTTCCCATTCATAATTACCGTATTATCAACTTTTTTATATTCAGAGAAACCTCTTGCTTTAAAACTGTCAACTACCGATTGTGTGTTTCCAGATATGGAAACTCCATTGAATGTTTGAGAATAGGCAACAGTTGTTGCGAAAAATAGAACTACTAAGATTAATTTTTTCATGGTTGTTATTTTTTATGGTTATTGATTTTGTTGTTCTTGTGAGTCTAAAATTTGTTTTCCTTTATCTGACAATGGCCTTGCAAATAGTCTTAATTTTTTTCCAGTATTTGGACACACGAAAGTGATTCCAGCATCTTGGTATGCTTTTAATACAATTTCTAAGCCGCCATCGCCATCAGGACTTGCGCCTACTACATGTGGTTCATCATAATCAAACTGCATACAAAAATCACATCCTTCTGTGTAAACTTGTATTTCTTTTGGAATTTCTGTTTTTTTCTTTGCCATTTTTATTTATTTATTTATTTCGTTAATATCAACAATTTTTACTTCTTCTCCACCTATCATTGCGTCTATAGTTAATTCTATTATTTCTCTTTGATCTGGATTTAATAAAGCCACTTTTTCAACAATGGCTGGGACAGAAAAAACATCACTTTGTATTTCTTTTTTAATTCCAAGTCTAACTTCGTTTGTAAGGAAAGGGTGCGTTATAATGTCATTAAATATCCAACCAATTTTATTGCTGTAATTTTTAAATATTTTTTCTCCTTGTGAATTACGGTATTGCCTGCAAAAATCTTCAAATTGTTCTTGAGCCATTTTTAAATTTTGAATTGCATTTATAATATTCGCTCCGTTCATTTATTAAAGTTTAAGTGCTTGTTTTCAATTTCAGATAAAAATTCTCTTGCTTTTTCTACTTTATGCTGAATCTTTAAAATATCATCTTCGTTTCTGTCAACATTAAAAACTAAAACTCTTTCATTAATATTAATATCGTCAAATGTCATGTTAAACTCAATCTTCATTGCTTCTTTTACATACTCTGGATTTTCTTCTGTAACAACGTCCATTTTCTTTAACAAATAATACTTTTCTTGTTCTATAATGCTAAATGGGGTATTAACAAGGCAATAAGTAATCATAGCGCTTTTAGCATTTGTAAGCCACATATACGACTGCATTTGCCAATAATATAAGCTATCTAACTTATCTGGTATATTACCTAAAAATGTCCAAAGATCATAACTAGATTTAATATCAATAATTCTATCATTGTCAATAATATCAGGAAACCCTGTGATAAAATCATTGGTAAACCTTTTATCATTTTTACTAAATGGAATTTTTAAATACATAGATAGAAGGTCAATTGAGTCTTGTTCAGCTTCAATACCTTTCTTCATCTGTTTTGTTTGTATATCTCTTTTCCTTCCATATTTTTCAGCTATATAAACTTCAATCAAATGTTTTTGTGCAGTTTTAGATAACACACCAGCTTCTTTGTCTGCTTTGGTTACAGGCTCGGTCATTAAATAGCCAACAGAACTTGATCTAATTAAGGTTTGGTTCCAATTCATAATTTTAGGTTGTTTAGTTTTTTATTATAATGCTCTTGTAATTCTGGATTATTTTTACTCATCAATTCCCAAGCTTTCAAATCTTCAATTGTATTGCATGAATCAATAAAATCTTTTGTTTTTTCTGTTAACGTCTTTTTTGATTGAGTTGGTATAATCTTTTCAATAATTGGTTCATCTTGTTCAAAATAAAAACCAGCTTCTTCAATTTGTTTTAAGCTTTTTTTATGATACTCTTCAACCAATTCTCTTGCGTTATCAAGAGCTTTATTAGCCGATTCTCCCGGATTTAAAGCAAATTCAACACCTATTTTTTCTGATGAATAGTTTCCTAAATTAAATGTTCTAGTGTAGTTGATGGTTTGTATGTGCATATTACTTATTTTAATCTGGTTACATTGGTTTGTTTTTCGTTTTCTTTAATCTTAAATACTTTTTGTTTGTGCTGTTCTTTTCTTTTAAGATTTGAAACCATAACCATTACTGAGGTATATGGGTTTTCTAATAGTAAACTTTCTCCTACTTGCAGTTCTGATACCTTGCTTGATACCGAATCTGGACTAATGTTTCTTGCCATTTTTTTGTGTTTTTAATATTTGAGTACAAAATTAATTTAATTAATTTAATTAAAAAAATAAATTTAATTAAATTTCTTCTTTACAAGATTCAACTTTGATCTATATTCAATAATTAAAGACTTCAATTCTTCTTTTGTAGGCTTTGCAACTTGTCTAGCTAATTCCCTTAAATACTCTGCTACACCATTATTTTCTGCATCAAGCTTACATTCAAATTCTTCTAAATTACCCATCTTAAAGTAATTTTCTTCCATAGATTGTGGTCTGCAATTTGCCTCTAACCATCTAGTACCAAGATTTGCTCTAGGAATAAAGTGACCGCATTGTATCTCCTGCCATCTCATCTTTTTCCCAGAAGTGTAACACTCTACCATACCATCCTTATCCGCATATTTACATCTTATGTATTGGCTAAAAACATGATCTAAATCTGAAACTAAATTTTGAAAGCTTTCTCCATCATCTTCAAATTCTTCCATTCTTTTTTGTGTAGATTCAATAGTAGCGCATTGTTTACACATCTTTTTTGAAAAATGATAATCAATGTTTCCGCATCTAACGCATCTCTTTTTCTTTACTATTATCGTTGAGTTTCTCATCTTCTTTTAGTTTATGTAGCTTGTTATTTATAAATTTATATTTACCTAAATACTTTCCATCTTTATTAACCTCTATTATTAAATCTAATTTTTTAGCTAAATCGTATATTATTTCCTTATTCTCCATCATTAATATTAATATCATAATAAAAAGAATCGGTATCTTCAACAACCCATTTGTCTGATTGATTTTCAACAGAATCAAGAATTGTATCAACTTTAAATTGCTTTAAATCATCTGGTAATTTTTTAGTTACCCAATTAGAATCTTTCCAAAAAATTCTATTGTTAGGCATACACAATAAATAACCATCATCAGATTCTAACAAATGTCCACACTTATAATCAGAAGGCTCGTTACTATATGGATTTTTATACCAATCAACAGTTAAAAGATAAGTAGCCCATACTTTACTTCCATCTCTTAAAATTATTTGCGCTCTATGATATGCTAAAAAATCATATTCAATAACTGATACATTTTCACTAAAACAATCCCATAATTGTTTATAATAAAAAGGAATATCATTAATAGGTATTTTAGTATAAATTTCAGATATTGGAACTCTACTTCTTAACATACCTGAATCAGTAATAACGTGGAATGTAAGTATCTTACCAGCGCATGACTGTATTCCAAAAACATAAACATCGTAATACTCATTACAATCTTTTTCATTTTTAGTAAAGTAAGATTTTTTAACTAAGGCTTTAAAACTGGGTATGTTTGAATTAAGTTTCATATAAAAATTTTATCAAAGATATTTAATTTAATTAAAATCAAAAAAAAAATATGAAAAAATAAATTTTGTAATTAAAAATATTATTTATTACTTTGTTCTTAAATAAAATTTTTTATGGGAAAACAAAATATAAAAGACAATATTTTGCTTCATTTAGAGGCAGAGGAAAGGACTTTAGCTTGGCTTTCAAGAAAGACAGAGATACCATATCCAACACTTTATTCAATTTTTATACATAAGATTATGAATCTTTCTGATAAAAATCTTGATAAGATAAATAAAGCGATGGAAACTGATTTTAAAAACGATTAAGACTTACAAATGCCGAAAGATACATATTATTTTTCTCATGATTACAATTGCCGAAATGATGAGAAAATAAAGAGATTACTTAGGAAACATGGTATGACCGGTTACGGAATATTTTGGTCAATTGTTGAAGATTTGTATAATAATTCAAATCAATTAATGCTTGATTACGAAGGTATTGCATATGATTTACGTTCTAGTATTGATGTTGTAATTTCAATATTAAATGATTTTGATTTATTTATAATTAATGAAAATAGTTTTAGTAGTAAGTCAATTGAGAATAGAATACAAGAAAGAAGTGAAAAAAGCTCAAAAGCAAGGGTAAGCGCTTTATCAAAATGGGGTAATTCTGAAAATCAGGCAAAAAGAAGTGAAAGGCTTACTGAAGCAAGAAAAAAGGGTAAGCACACAAAAGAAGAATGGGAAGAGATGAGATTATTCTTTAACGAATGTGTTAAATGCGGCAGTAAAAATGATATTGTCAAGGATCATATTACGCCAATTTATAAAGGAGGAAGTGATGGATTGCATAACTTACAACCACTTTGTAAAAAATGTAATTCTTCAAAAGGTCCAGATACAACTGATTATAGACCAATGTTTTGTAATAAAAATGGCTGCGAAATGCCTACGGAATATTTTGGAATGTCTGCTATAAAGGAAAGGAAAGGAAAGGAAATAAAAGGAAAGGAAATAAAAGAAATAAATATATCGTTTGATATTTTTTGGGATTTATATGATAAGAAAGTTGGTGATAAAGAGAAATTAAAAAAGAAATGGGATTCAATGAAGGATGATGATAGAAGTTCAATTATTGAGTATATACCAAAGTATAAAATGATTCAGCCAGAAAAGAAGTTTAGGAAGGATCCTCAAACTTTCTTTAACAACAGCTCTTGGAATGATGAATTGATTGGTTCTGATATACCAAAAACACAGATTTACAAAAATGGAGATTTTGAAGCTTACAAGAAAAGACAACAAGAATTAGGAAAAACTTTAAATTAATACGATGATAGCTACTATTTTTAAAAACATTTTTAGCAAGGAGCCACATTTTATAACGATTGAAAAAGCTTTAGAAAGGATTAAAACTGGTTCAAGTAAAGAATTAGTTACTGAGATTAGAAATACACTTGATAAGGAAAAGGCTAATAAAATTAAGTTAAATCTACCTTCAGTATGTTTCAGTGGAAAGTTTGGAGTAGATAGAAAAGATGAGCAACTTATTGAGCATAGCGGTTTTATTGTGCTTGATTTTGATGATGTTTCTGATTTAAGGGATAAGCAAACTGAAATAATTTCCAATAACTTTGTTTATGCTTGTTGGGTTAGCCCATCAGGTAATGGTTTAAAAGCATTGGTTAAGATAGCAGATGGATCAAAACATAGAGAACATTTTCAGTCATTACAAGAGGTTTTCCCTGAAATTGATAGGAGTGGAATTAATGTAAGTAGGGTTTGTTATGAGAGTTTTGATGCCGATATTTACATAAACGATAAGGCTACAGCATTTACTAAAGCAAAAAAAATTGAGAAAATAATTATTTCTGAAACCCAAAATTTAGATGATTCTGAAAACTTTCGTAGAATATTAAAATGGCTTACAAACAAGAACGATGCATTTGTAACTGGTGAGCGAAATACATATATTTTTAAGTTGGCATCAGCATGTTGTAGATTCGGTATTGAAGAAACGGCCGCATTGTGCCTTATTTCGGCAGAATATACCGTAAGCAATGACTTTACTATGTCGGAGATGAAAAGTGCCGTAAAGAGCGGATATAGGGCAAATAGAGGTAATTTCGGAACAGCTTCCATCCAGAAAGAGAAGCTTGTTAATAAAACGACTAATTATGAGATTGATGTAAAGAAGGAATTTACGGAAGAAAATGGAGAGAATTACAGAATTGAAGATGTTGTTTACGGTATTGATGTAAAAGATAGAGCTTTATCAATTAATGAAAAAGGTTTTGAGAAGATTATGGGCGTTGGTGTGCCAGAACTTGATTATTTATTTAAACCAAAAAGAGGTGAAATTAGTCTTTTGACCGGTATTGGTAACTATGGAAAAACCGCTTGGCAGAAATCTCAAATTTTATCAAGAATTATTATGTACGGAGAGAAGGTTGCTACATTTTCTCCTGAAGATACGCCTGCCGAAGAATATTTTCATGATTATGTTGAGATGATTTTGGGTTGTGAGTGTACTCCATTTAATCCAAATAGACCGTCAAATGAAGTTTACGAAGCAGCATATGATTTTATATCAAAGCATATTTTTTACATAAGCGCAGAAATGCTTTCTCCTACTCCCCAATATATCAAAGAGAAGTTTCTTGAGTTGATTGTGCAAGAAAAAGTTGACTTTTGTTGTATTGATCCATTCAACCAAATGACAAATGACTACAAGGGGTTTGGTGGAAGGACTGATAAGTATCTTGAAACATTATTATCAGATTTTTCAAGATTTGCGAAAAAAAATGATGTATATTTTTGGATTGTAGCGCATCCTAAGTTAATGGAAAGAGATAAGTCTGGTAACTATAAATGTCCAGATGTGTTTGATGTTGCAGATGGCGCAATGTGGAATAATAAAATGGATAATATAACTGTTTATCATAGACCATTTGCCCAAACAGATCCCAATAATCCTTTAGCAGAATTTCATTCTAAAAAAATTAAAAAGAAAAGCGTTGGAAGAAAAGGATTCGTTCTTACTGAATATATATGGGATAGAAGAAGATTTTTTATTGAAGGAAAAGATTTTATACAAGATATGTTGAACAAAAAAAGTTATGATTTTTGGAAGCGTAAAGAAGCAAGTCAAGCTTGGCTTCCATACCAAGATGAAAATGGAGAAGAAGTAATATTTTAATAATTATAAAAAACAAAACAATGATCAGAATCAGTTTAATTGGTCGCTTAGGCCAAGATGCAGTAGTTAACAATGTTAATGGTAAGACAGTGATTAATTTCTCAATGGCTTATAGTGAAAAATTCAAAAAACAAGATGGTCAAGAAGTTGATAAAACTACTTGGGTTTCATGTGCCTATTGGACAGAAAAAATTAATGTTGCAACCTATTTAAAAAAAGGAACATTGATTTATATGGAAGGTAAGCCAGAAGCTAAAACATATTTGAACAACAGTACAAATGAAACTATTGCTCAATTGCATGCAAGAGTATCAAGTTTACAGTTGCTTTCTGGTAAACAAGAAGAAACTCCATTTTAATGTTTATTCACGAATTAAAAAATATAATAGATGTCCATACACCACTCGGAAAAGGGAAGGCAATTGCATGGATTGATTACGGAAGCGAAGTCAACACTGTTTGGAAAGTTGTATTACACGACAGTGGTATTGTCCGCAATTTTTACGACACCGACATTATCGTCTACCCAAATAGAATGGACGGAGGAAATATTGACTTAGACTATTTAAAAAATAAAAAGTAATATTATGCAAAAAGAATTCCAATTTGATGGCGCTGATTATGTTAAAGAAAGGGACTATGATAGATTAGCTAAAAACCATTTTAAACTAAAAGAACTTATGAAAGATAGCCTTTACAGAACACTAAAAGAAATATCTGATTTTACAGGTATTCCTGAAGCGTCAGTATCTGCTGGGTTAAGGGATTTTAGGAAAGAAAAATTTGGTAGTCATATCCTAAGTAAAAGATATGATGGAAATGGTTTATATTCGTACCAATTAATCCTTAAAAAAGAAAAAAATGGCGAAAATTAAATCTGATACTAGAAAAATTTCATTTGGTAAAAGAAAATCAGGAAGCGCAAAAAAGTCTTATAACAAACACTCTCCTAGACCTAAACAATATAGAGGTCAAGGGAGATAAAAACAAATTAAATGAATAGTAAAGCTGCCAAAAAACTAAGAAGATTATCTGTTGTTTTAGCTGCCGGTTCGGGCAAAACTATTGATGATGCAGATAGAATCTACAAAAATCTAAAAACAATATATAAGGAAAATAAAAAAGCCCCTAAAAAATAGGGGCAATTTTACTAAGCGTTTGCAGCTGAATTAATTTGTGCTACTGTAGCGTTTGTGTAGAAGTAAACAGATACTTGATTTAAACCTGTTGGAGCTACTTCAACTATTGAGTTCATAGTTACTCCATTTGCTACTACTCCAGAAGGAGCTGGGTAAGCTACAAATCCTTCAACTGGAAATCCGTAAGCAATACCAGATGTTGCTGGAGTTCCATTTGGGTTTAATAAATCGTATTGATTTCTACGATATGCTGTTACTGAAACTATTTGTGCCATTTTATAATGTTTTTATTTGTTTTTTAAATTTTTTTTTTGATTAAGCCGCTGTTGTGGTTGTGGTTGTTGGTGCTGCCGTAGTTGTTGTGGTTGGGGCCGCTGTTGTAGTTGTAGTTGTAGCAATACCACTTCCGTTGATAGCTGCAATTAATCCAGCAACTGTTGCATTGCTGTACAATTTTTCAGCTGGTTGATTTAAACCACTAGGGTAGATAAGAATTAAAGAATTCATTTGTACACCATTTGCTACAACTGTAGAAGGCTGAACCTGTAAGTCGGCTGTTGGTAAAGAAAACAATACACCACTTGTTGCAGCAGTGCCGTTTGGATTTGTTAAATCGTATTGATTTCTACGATAAACATAAACTGATAAATGATTTGCCATTTTTTAAATTTTTTTTTATTGTTATGAATTTTTTTTGGGCAATACAAATATAATGCATTTTATGCAATTTAAAATTGATTAATTTAATAAAATCACTACCTTTGATTAAATTAATTAAATATGAAATTAATCGCTCCGTCAAATAGAGTTATTATTAAAGTTGATTTAGAAAGTAAGAACAGCCATACTTTTAAAGATGGTACTAAGATTAAGCTTGAAAGAGTTTATGATAATTTTAACATGCGTTACGTTAAACCGGTAAACGCAACAGTTGTAGCAGCTAAAGATATTCCAGAAGATGCTGAAATATTGATACATCATAATGCAACGCATGACACATACAAGCTTTTTAACTATTTAAGACCAACAGCTGAAGCATCTTCGGATATTCAATATTTTTCAATACCTATTGAAGAATGTTTTTTATGGAGAAATAATAAAAACGAAGCTTGGCAACCACTTAATAATTTTGTAACAGGATTAAGAATATTTGAGCCATATAATGGATTTTTAGAAGGAATACCGCCTACTTTGATTAAAAATAAAATTTATGTTACAAGCGGAGATTTGACTGGAAAAGTTGTAACTACATTAATATCAAGTGATTATGAAATTATTTATCAGAATGATGATGGCACTGAAGGTAAAATAATTAGATTAAGGTATTATCCAAAAGGGCATGATAGAAATGAAATAATTGCTATTGACCATTATTTAACATCAAGAGTAATTAAAAATGAGCTTTTAATTGGGTATGGGATTTCTGATGCATCAAAATTGGTAACAATATCAACACCAA